TAAATTATCATTTAGATCATCTTCCCACCATTCCCGAGTATAATTTTCACCTTCTTTAATAGCTTCTTCAATAACAGATGAACGGAAATATGGACGTTTCTTTAGATCTCGTAATTGAGATCGGGTATAACGATGGCGCTCAATAACATAGTTACAGTCTTCCATATTATAGGCGTCTGGGTCAGGATAAAAATCCCAAACAGAAACATGCTCAACACGAGGAACAGTTTTAATTACTGGATCATATTCTCCAGTATCTGTCCAGTTTGCATATTCTTTATCATACGCAAATGGACCCTTCATAATTCCGGTTCCAAAGAGCACCGCCTCAAAACAAGTATGGCGCAAGTGTTTAGTTGCAGATGATTCTTCTAGTTGATCTTTGATTTTCTTTTCCATTTTTTTAGCTGCTTCTTGAGCAGGATGAAAAGTTACAGCAGATGGAGTGATACCAGGCCCTTCTTTTAGACCTTCTAGATCTTTTAGGTCATCTTTTAATGGACCTAGCATATCAAGAAGAGATGCAGCAGTGGCACCGGGTTTTAAATCTCGACCGTCTCCTGGAAAACCATATAGACTTTCAATTTGTTTCTCAACTAAACTTTCTGCTTCTGCTTGCTTTGGATCAACATGAACACTTTCAACAACACCTTCTGGAAGAGTTGTTGGTTCAACGCTAAGAGGAAATCGATTCTGACTGAGAAGAACTTCAATAAGCTGCCCGTAAGAAGCTAAAACTTTAGTTTTAGTAACCTTAATAAAAACCCGTGACTTTTCTGCTTCAGTAAATTGAACGTCTGGACCGTATAAACCTCTATAATTACGATAAGCTTTTAACCATCGATTCTCATCATTATAGCGACGATCTTGTGCACGGCTATACCGAGATTCAATATAACTTACTAGGTTATAATATGAAGGATCATCAATACTAGCGGTGTCGTCAAGTACAACAATATCTGTTTTATCAGCCATGTTTTTTAATATCCAAATACGTTATCACTGGGTTTCCAGCGTTTCTTTGGCATATTTTCGTATGCCACTCTCCTATTTGAAGGTCTTGATTGTATCATGTATCGTAGAGCATCGTATAAGTGATCTTCAGATTTAGTATCTACATCTTCTGGGTTACGCGGATCTACCGGAATAGCTGCTAATTGACTTATCAAGTTTCTACAATTATCAAGTATTCTAATTCCGGGTTCTCCCGTTTCTTCGTCGAGAGATAATCTCTTATGTAGTTCAATCTTTCCTGCAACACGAGAGCCGGGAGATCTATCGGAGGGTCTAAATCTACACCCGGCTGCGTTTAACGCTTCAGCAATTGACGGTCCTGTATCACCGCGTTTAGCCCAACACGAGCTATCCAATAACGCATCTTGAATTCTACCGTCACTTGACTCTGTTTCTCGAATAAGTTCTCCCAGTTTGTCAGCGGTTAAACGGTTAACGTATAACTCTCTATAAATCCATAGACAACCATCAAAATCTACTGCGCCCCAAAGGACACCTGAATGTGCCGCATAACCGAAGTCCGCTGATCTGATTTTCGTCCACCCGTGAGGAATCTCAAAAGAAGGAACTACATGCGTCTCCTTATCAAAATCAGGGAATGCTCCGTCGTCAACTGCATCCCAATCGCCGTATAAAAATTGTTTTCTTTTTACCTCTGGCAACGAAGCCAGCATAGAAATATAACTAGAGTCTTGTGTTAAGTACGGATTATCCCAAACAGAAGCTGCAATAAACTTACGAGTGATTTCGGATACTAATGTCCTACCTTCAACCTCATATTCAACTTTTTCTGTAATTTTTGTGCCCGGTTTAGCCGGATCGATGAACATCTTTTTAACCCATGCAGAACCGATATTTCCTGGGTTACCAGTCGCGCGCATATGCAAAGGAAGATTCGGGTCAGTCGTTCGTAAGGACGAGCGAAGAAAATGCCATATATCCGGGTTAGAATACTGAGGCAATTCATCCACACCAATCCAGGAATAGGACTGACCTTGGTAACGTAAAACGTCTTGCAGGTTTTCACAATATCCAAATTCAATTCTTGCTCCACTTGGGAAATACCATGTATTTTCTTGACTTCTCCATTTTGCTTTAGGAGATATTTTTTTATAAATTTGTTGCGTTTGAAATATAACATCGCGCAATTCAGGCATTGATCTACGAATAAGTAATGCTCGATGTACAGGATTATCAATAAATCTTAAAGGCGCTACCAAAAGAGAATAAGTTTTACCCCCACCTCTTGCACCCCCATAAAATACTTCTCGCTCGGTAGAAGATAAAAACTCAGTTTGAGGTCCGGGATTTGCACGAAAAGCAACTTCACGACTTTCTCCCGATACGTCTGAAAAATTTAAACTAGGATTGACACTATCTGGCCGAGTCTTTTTGACTGCACGTTGTAACTTTCGTTCAGCAATTCCGTGTTTAATCCGGCTTTGCCTTTCTTGGTCTTTAAGGTCTTGTAGCCTCCTTTGTTCAGGTGTGAATTTACGCCGCCGCTTTTTTCTACGTTCCTCAAGTTCTTCGGATGACCACGCAAGTTTATGAAGTCTAGGGGAGGATAGCTTTCTACCTGTTTCATTTTCAAGCCACGCAGCAACTTTTCGAATAGGTTGTTTGCCGTCCCTAATTTGCTCAATCGCAATCTCCAACTTGTCAATAGTAGGGAGATGCGGAATATACTCTTTTCCCACGATGTCATAACCATACGGCAATCTACCTCTTGCTGGGATTGGTTTTCTGTCTAAGTGTTTAGCCTTGGTCTGAGGCATGTTTACTTTTTTGGTTTGCGTAAATTTTGTTGTTTAGTAACAACCTTTAAATTACGACTTCGATTATCTAACGGGTTATTATTAATATGATCTACCTGATAACCTTTAGGAGGATTTATTGATCGTCTCGCGGCGTTACGAGATGCTTGCTTTTTCTTATAAACAGGATCTCCATTAACCCGCCGAACGTATTCTTTTTTAAAATTACGTTTCGTCCGCATCATCATCCTCGGTATCGTACTTTAACGGAGGAAGAATAAGTACAGCAGACTTGTCCGCTTTTACTTCAACCTTCTCAGTTTTAACTAGACCAACACGATCCAAGATTTCTTTTGATGCTGCTAGTTTTTCCCGTGTACCTAGAGCACTGGGATCGTCCAATACGCCAGTCATGGATAAAACTGCTTTAGCAGCATTTGCCGCAAGCATATGTTCTGCACGATCAATGATCTCATCTTTAAGATTACGGATGAGACGAGCAGGGTACTCGTGTTTAGAATACCCCGCCATGTCCATAGCTGCACGAAAATTGCCAGCAGCTTCACCGAACAATGCATTTAAAAATGCTTCTTGTTGTTCAGTTAATTTGCTCACGACATTCCCTTCTTATACATCCCGCCGCGCTTAGTAAAGCCACCTGCTTTCATACCATACTTAGATGATTTTGCTTTACGAGTAACGGCCCCACCCTTCTTTAGGTTTTGTTCAGCGGCAGCTTCACCGATATTCTCTTCTTTTGCTTTATCACGAATACGCACCTTTTCCCTTAGACCGTAATCATCTTGAGTCATGTCATCAGAATAAGACGGGCCTTTGCGTTCTACTAATTCTGCTTTTGGTTTTGGTGCTGGTTTTGGTTCCGGGAGTTGTTTTACTTCTTTAGCGTCTGGTAGAGGCTTCAACCTTGCAGTAGAATCAGAGTTTTCTTTTGGTTTATCCATGGATGCCGCAGTACTCAACGCTCTCAATGTTGAGACACCTCTAATTTTTCTTGGAGTACCTTCTTTTGCTGAGTTTTGTACTAATTTTGCTTCAGAACGGGTTAAAAACCTACCCGTTTTAGGGTCCAGATATCTTCCAGTCGTTATTAGGTTTTTTGATGCTTCCGATGCAGGATCTCTCACAGGTAAAAATTTATTTTTATTGTCACTAACTGCTTTAGCAGTTTTTTGACCAAATGTTTTGGTTACTGCTTTTGGACCCTCTCTAAAAAGAAGTCTTGCTGCGTCGACTGCCCTACCAAGAGGAATAAGTGTTAAAGCTGCGGTAGTCATAACTTCTTTTTCAGTAGGAGTCATTGATCTCGTACCGCTGGGAGTTGCTTGTTGTTTCCCCCGTACCTGTCCATAATCAACCATAGTTTAGACCTTTCTATACTGTCTAGTTTTCTTTGCGATTGCCTTGGGTTGCTTTACGAATTGCTTCCCGGCTTTTGTTCCTGCTCGTTTAGCTCTTGTTGTAGAGGCGTATTCGGCAGATGATAAAGATTTAATTGCTTTTTCAGGAAGATACCTTTCACCGGTTTTACCGGAAGGCTTACCTGACTTTGTACGCCATTTCTGTTTAGTCCATTCTTTAAGACTTTGTTGAGGTTTTTTTAGAGCCACGGACTTTCCTTAAATCTGCTTGTGTGATCTTTTTACGAGGAGGAGCTACCGCAGCTAACTTCTTTTGTTTCGGAGAATATTTAGAATACGGCATTTACTTGTACCCACCTCCTGCTTTTGTATACTCGCTGGCTAGTAACTGCGCTTTACGGGCTGACCATTGTCCTGCTTTACCGCCTTTAGTACCAGCTTTAATCTTTTCAAAAAGCCTTTTACGCATGGTTGGCTTAGTGTAGTTACCTGCTTTATTTACTGTTGATTTCTTAATCATAGTATAATGCGACTCCTATAACGCAGATTTTTACCGAGTTATCCCCACCAAAAAATAGCCGCCTTCCCGATGTTTACTTCTTAGTTTTCTTTAAACACATTCCACCAGCCTTACACTTAGTTGGTGTTGGGCAACCGGGGCAAGTCTTAAATACTGAACCACCCTTAGCCATTTTATATGGATTCATAATATTGCCGCCTAATTTCATTTTCTTAGACTTAACCGGGTTCATATAATTTTTCACTGTCTGTCCTTCCAGAAATTTAGTTGATCTTTATCATCTTGTTTATGGCATTCGCATTTACAGACATCAGTGTTACACCCACACTCTTGGCACGAGTCACACTTGCAAGGTTGTTTTTCTTCGGTCATAGTACAGGTCCACCTTCATTCCATTTAACTTTATGACTCCAGTATTTAGCTGATAGCTTACTGGTTGGTTTTCCTTGTGCATTATGTCTAGCATAATAGCT